GAGCTGCGGCAGCGCCGCAGCGCGCGAGGCGAGGTCGTCGCGCAGCGCGAGCACGCCGCTGGTGTCGTAGTGGATCCACGTCGTCGCGCGGTCCTTCGGCGGGACCAGCAGGAGGTTGAACGCCTCCTCGAAGGCGTCGAGGAGCTGCATCACCGGGTTTTCCCACATCCAGCGCACGGCGATGCTCATGTTGGAGTACGTCGCCGCGTCGTTGGAGAACATCGCGGGCAGCAGGTTGTAGGCGGCGACGATCTCCTGCACGGTGAACTTGCGCGACTCGATCCAGTCCATCTCGACCGCGTTCTGGCCCATCGCCACCCACGACGCGCCGCCGCCGAGCACCATCGGCGTGCGCGCGTTGTCCGGCGAGGCGTACCGCTCGCGGATGCGGTTGCGCGCCTCGGCGAGCTGCTCGTCGGTCACGATGCTCGGGTCCACGAACGCGCCCGGCGGCACGGCGAGGTTCTTCAGCATCGAGCGGTTCCACGCGACCGCGTCTATGTCGGCGGCGACCACGTCGGAGATCGCGCGCAGCGGTGGCACGCCCCACAGCGGGTTCGTCGGGTCGGGCAGCATCGCGTGCGCGACCTCCTCCGCTGGCAGCTCGCGCCGCTGCCCGTCCTGCTCCTTGTAGCCCCAGAGGAACTGCGCCTCGTCGGCGATGGGCTGGATGCGCGCGGGGTTCAGCGGCCACAGCTCGGGCGACTCGCCGTTCGCCCCGGCGACGCGATGGAACAGCGCGTTGCCGCGCAGCAGCACCTGCTGGCCCTGGAACAGCATCAGCGCCTTGCGGCTCATGCGCGGGTTCGGGTACTCGAGCAAGACTTCGTGAGGGTGGTCCTCGGCCACCTCCCAGTCGTTGCGCCGCGACGGGCGCGTGTAGACCCGCCACGGCACGGAGGAGAGCGCCTGCGCGAGCCGCGTCACACAGACGTAGACCCACGAACAGGCTTTGAACGCGCTGAGGGCAACCTGCTCGACCTTCCAGTCCACCGCGCTCACCGCGCCGCGCGGTGCCGGGAACTGCACGAACGCGCGCGGCGAGTAGTCCTTCCTCTCGCCGCGCGCGGCCAGCGCCTTGACGATCCGCCTCACCTGTCACCGCCTTCCGTTTCTTCCTGCTCGGCCAGTACGGCGTCCCACGCGCGCAGGGCGGCGGCGGCGAGCAGCGCAACGCCCGCCGAGATCGCCCACGCCCACGGCGTCGTGAGCGCGGCGATCCCGGCGGTCAGGCTCGCCCACCCCAGGAGGGCGAGCGATGCGGCGAGCCTCACGCGACTAGGCCCCGTAGTTGTCAGCGACCAGCTGCGCGGAGGCGTTCGCCTTGCCGTTGACCTCGGCGCAGACGTAGAACCCCGTCTTGGCGCTGTCGGTGATCTCGAGGACGTAGACCCCCGTGGCGAGCGTGAGGACGTTGAGCGCCTTCTTCGCTGTCAACGCGGCGAGGTCCGTGCCGCTCGCGGCCTTGGCCTGCACCGTGCCGCTCGCCGCGGTGCTGGTGAGCCCCTGGCAGGTCGCGGCGTCGGAGAGCCAGACGGTGAGGCGGTGGACTGCGGCGATGGTGGCCGCAGCGCCGTCCTTCACCGTGATGGTCACCTCGGACACGTTCGCCCCGCCTGCGGCGGCGGCGAGCGTCAGGTACTCAGGGAACACCACGGAGCCCGTGGTCAGCTTGCCGCTCAGGACAGAGGCGCCGTCCACGGTCAGCGCGCCGTTTGCCGAGATCGCGCCCGCGTCGCTGATGGTCACGCCGGTGGAGCCGTAGCCGCCGCCGATGTCCGCGCTCAGGATGCCAGTCATTGCCCCCGTGTCGCCCACCAGCACGACGCTGTTCTGCAGCGTCTTGCCGCCGGTGAGGTGGAAGCGCGCGATGGCGTTGTCCGTCGAGCTGGCCGCGCCTGCGGTCAGGTCAGCCACGTCTGCGATGCCAGCGGCCCACGCGCTGCCGTCACAGACGCAGACGGCGACCTTGGCGTCGCCGCCGGTCGAGCAGTCGGTCGCGCCCGTGGCGTCCACGACCACCTGGATCTTGCCCTTGTTCGCTGCGGTGCAGCCCGGCAGGCCGGCGACGGTGGCTCGGCGCGGCTGCGCGTGCGCCGCCACGGCGAGGCCGAGCAGCAGGGTGAGGGTGAGTGCGATGCGCTTCATGTCGTGCGTCCTCCGTTCGTTCAGCCGATCCCGGTCGTCAGTCGGCCCCTCGCCAACGCGGCGAAGGCCCCGGCTGCGGCGTCCACTAGGTCAACGCGGTGCGGTCGCTCGCCGTCCGCGTTGTGCAGCTCGTCAAGGAACTCCCGCGCCCAGGGCGCGGCGAGAACCTTCACGTTGCCCGCCTCGGCCTGTGCGGCCAAAGGATACCAGCGCGAGAGCTTGCTTCCGGTAACTCGGTCCGCGCGCACGCGCCATCCAGCGAGCGAGCGCACCGTGGACTCGGCGCTCTCCTTGCCGCCCGAGCCGGGCTCCTGCTCCACGATCACCTCGACCCCGCGCCCGTCCAGCTCGGCGGTCTGGCGGATCAGCTTCTCACGCAGCGCCGCCTCGTGCTGCACGGCAACCACATCCACAACGTAGTAGGTCGAGCCAGCGCGCCGCATCCTCACGCCAGCCGTGCGGCACCCGCCGCCCTCGGTCCCCGCCTTGTCCCAGTAGCGCACGTCGAGCGGCGACGCGGGCGCGGCTGCGACGAGGTCGAGCCACGCGCGGGAGAACACGCGGCCCGCCGTCGGGCGCGTGGTCCAGTTGCCGTGCAGCAGCCGCATCCGCTCGACGTAAGGGAGCGCCTCGAGGTTCGCGCGGTACTGCGGGTCGTGCGAGAGGAGGATCGGGTTGTCGGCGAGCGCGGACGGGATGAACGTGATCGAGCGCGTGCTGTCCAGCGAGCGGAGGTCCTGCAGCTTGCGGCTCCACAGCAGGCGCTCGCCGTCGCGCGCGAAGTGCCAGCGCCGCCCCTCCTCGCCCGGAAGCGGCAAGCCCGTCTCGCGGCTGATCCAGCGGTCGAGCAACAGGTCGGCCACGAACGAGTCCGGGTCGGGGTTGCACGTCGCGCAGATTACGGGGCGGATCGACGGCGACTTCGAGCGCGCGCGGGAAAACAGGTACCAGAACTGCGACTCGGTGAAGTGCGTCACCTCATCGAAGCCGATGAACGCCAGCTCCGCGCCCTGCCAGTCCAGCTTCGACTTCTCCTCCTCGAGATGCGAGAACGCGATGGTCGCGCCGCCAGGGAACGTGAACGAGAGGTCGCCCTTGCGCGGCGTGCCGCCCGCGAGCGGGAGCACCTGCATGGCGAGGTCCCACAGGCCGCCGACCTTCCGCACCTGCGCGGTCGTGCGCCGGAAGATCACCGCCGTGTAGCTCGGCTCGTGGATGTAGCGCATCGCCTTGAGCAGCAGGCCGTAGGTCTTGCCGCCGCCCGCCGCGCCGCCGTAGATCACGACGTCCTCGTCCGCCGCGACGAACTCGGACTGCGGCCCGGGCTGCGGCGCGAGCGCGGGCGACTCATGCTGCACGGCGCGTGCGGTCGCGTCATCCAGCAGCCGCAGCGCCGCGTACAGCCCCGACTCGATGGCGGTGTCAGCCTGCACCGTCGGCCAGCTCCCGCGCGCCCTGGTGCCGCAGCTCGTCCAGCAGCACGCGCACGCGCAGCGCGACGCCGCTCAGGGCAGCGCGCCTCTCTGCAGGGTCTGCGACCGCGCGCTCGATCTCGTCGCGGAAGCACACCACCAGCCGCGCCATGATGCCTTCGACCTCCTCGCGGCGCGCGTATGCCTTGGCGCTCTCGATGCGGCGGCGCTCGACGTCCACCACGCGCGTCTGCGCCTGCACGTTGCGGTGCAGGTCGTCCAGCGCCTCGCGCGCCTCGCCGCCCCTGCCGATCTCCTCCATGACCCCACCGAGCAGCTCGCCCTGCCTGCGCCCGAGCGCGGCGACGCGCTCGCGCTCGCGCGCCGCGCCGCTCGCATCGCCCTCGGCCTCCAGCCGCACAGCGTCGCGCTGCGCCCGTTGTGCCTGCTCGCGCACGGCGAGCAGCTCCAGTCGCAGGTCGTGCAGTCGCGCCCACGCGGCGGCGGTGCCGCCCTCCTGCGCCTTGGCGAGCGCCTCGTCGAACTGCACCTTGAGCACGCTGAGTTCGTGCGCCATCTCCAGCAGGCGCGGGTCGTCGCGCAGGGTCTCGACTGCCTGCACCATCCGCTCGGGGACGTAGCGCGAGTAGCGTCCGTGCTTCCATCGCGGCGACGCTGGCCCGCGCAATGAAAGGCCGCCGTGATACCTACATACGTCCATCCCAGGCACCACAGGGCGCGTACATTGCGCGCCGCGCTTCGTGCGCGCCTTGCAGGTCTGCGTCTGCGGTATCCCTTTTGGCATGGGCTATCTTCCGACAGCGCAAATCTTCTTTAGCGATTCTCCAACGGCTACGGCGTCATGATCGCGCAGGCATTCTCGCCCGCGCGCCACTAGCTTCGCCTCATCTATCTCTCCACGCTCAGCCGCTCCAAGTAGCTCCTTGAGTTCTGACGGGCAACCGACGCACAGGCAGTTCTCCCCCTCGACCATCTCGTCACCTGGCATGATCCAGCCGCGATGTAATACCGGGATCGCCCCAGAGTCCCACGCCTCCAGCGTCGTATACTGCGTACCGCCGCCGTCGCCTTTGATCAAACTCATGTCCACGCTGTAGCGGTACGAAAGGAGCGTCCGCGCACCGCCATTGTGGATTCCGCGGTAGCTCCTTTCCCACCACTCAGGCAGCTTGTGATGGGCGTACATCCTGTTTACACTGCCGAAGATGTCAATGCCGCAGTCTGCGTTGACGATGATCTCCGTGTGCTTGTCGAAGTCCACGCGCGACACGGAAGCTGCGAGCTTCCGTGCGGATCTTTCTACCGTTGCTTCGTCGGTAAACTCACGGGTGTATGGATGCACGATCATCGCGTGCCTCCCTCCGGTTATCTGCTCCGCGCGCCTCAGCTGCGACTTCCTTATCAGTATGATGTTGACGCCGAGGCTGCTCGCCGTTCTGATCACTTCATGGCCGCCGTCGTTCGGGTCGTGAAACACGACAGCACTGACGGCGCCGAGCGCTGCCGCCATACAGAACTGCTCGCCGCGTGCCTTCCAGTCGAGCGCCGTGACGACGCAGCCGCGCGGCAGCTTCTCCGGCGGGAAGAATCTCGCCGGCATAGAACCGCAAGCGCGAGCGCTTGACGCTACAGATGACAACCTGACTACGCAGCGGTTTCCGAGGCCTCGGGCCAGATGATCCGTGAACGAGATGAACCCACCGTACTTGACGTCACTCGCCAGGACTGTTTGCACCGAACCTCCTGCGCACCTCTTCCACCACCTCTGCGGCTGTCTCGGGCCGCTCGCCGCGCTCGATGAACGGGATGTTGTAGTAGTAGACGACGTCTCCGTTCTCGTCGGTACCGTACGGAACGAGAGCGCCGCCGAAGTATCGGGCAGGTGAGTTGTTGCTGTTCACGTCGTTCCATGAGGAGCGGATGTAGTCCGCTAGGCTCTGGTGGAACCTGTCGGCGCGTTCTCTGGACCCGCCAGAGTTGAACCCCGATGCATTCTTGTAAGGCACCGCGCTGAACATGCTTGCGTCGTGGGCGATGTCAGAGAACTTCGTCAGCCCCTTCTTCTTTGCGATCTGGATGGCCTCAGCGAACTGTCCCCTCGCTATGTTTGAGAGCGGCCCAGTGTCCGGCAGTCCGCAGCAACCTGTGCCAGCTGAGCACTCTTTGTGGTGGGCGTCGGAAACGTAGAACGGAATCCTGTGGTGTGCCGCAAGCAGCCTCATCTTCGCGATGTACGGTCGCTTCAGGTCGTAGTTCAGTCGCATGAGCCCGGTCTTTTTCACGGAGTTCTGCTTGTAGAACTTCACGACGTCGAACCCGCACAACCGCGACAGGTGCTTCCACCTCTTGTCACCATGCCCGAGCGCCCGCGACTCAAGGCACATGAACTCGGTGGTCAGGGAGTGGACGCGCGCCTCGGCGCTCCACTCGAACAGCTCGTCCACCGTCTTGTCTGAGATGCCGATGATGTACGGGCGGAACCGCGTCGTCACGCAACCGACTCCCATCTCGCGCATCTCGCGCAACGCGTCGAACCGCTCACGTGGCGTCGCAACTCCGCCCTCGACTTTCCGCGCGACTTCGGGGTCGGTCGTGACGACTGATAGCTTCATCTGCACTTCCGGTGAGTCCTCGAGCAACTCGCGGTAACGCTTGTCGCGCAGGTACCACACTCCCTTCGTCGAGATCGAGATGGGGTACTTGATCTCGCGAAAGAAGCGCAGCAGCTCCAGGCTAACGCCGAGTTCGCGCTCGTAGAAGTCGAAGCCGTCGGACAGCCCGCCCCACTGAACGACCTTCCGCTCCTTGATGTACCACGCGAACTGTCCAGCATGCTTGTCCGGGTCGGTAAACATCTTGATGATCTTGCGAACGTCCACCGGCTTCACCTTGTGAAGCAAGTAGGCTTCGCTGCCGTGATTGATCGCGCGCTGGAAGTACGAGAAGCAGTAGGTGCACTGAAAAGCGCAGTTCGAGTATGTATCCAGCGTCATCGGCATCGCGCAGTCGAGCAGCTCCCAAGACCAGCGCGGAGACCCATAGAAACCGTTTTCCACGGATACGCTGCGGGATCTCTTGCCGACCTGCACCAAGGCGTCTCTGCCAGCGTCTCTTCCGGTTGAGCAGCCGCCCTGTTCTGCGAGCTCTGCGTAGAGTGCAGAGGACTCGATGTCGGGAACGATCGGGTCTTCCTTAGTCAAGGATCACCTCTGCTACCTCCTCGCCGGAAAGAGTGCAGATACGCTTCGTCGCGTCGGGGTGGAAGATCCGATTGCCACCCGAGAGCTTCGTGATCAGCTGCTCCATGAGCTCCGGCTCTTTCACGGCTATCATGATGACGAAACTTAGGCCGAGCCCGGCTGCGTCCTGAGCGTCTTGCAGTGACGTGGCATCGAAGTACTCGCTGCCTGTGGTCTTTCCGCTCTGCATCTGGATGATCTCTTCCATTGCGAGCGTTTCGAACATCTCACCGCAGACTTCCTCTGCGGAGCTTGCTAGCACCTCCATGTCCCACTCGGCCAGCTCGGCGGTGCGGTTGTCGGCGATGGCGAAGGCGCGCGCCTCATCGGGTGGGAGGTCAGTTCGCACGCAGAGGAGGGAGTCCCACCCGAGGCGGCGGGCGGCGGCGAGCGTGCCGTTGCCCGCGACCACGGTGCCGTCCTTGGCGACCACGATAGGTTTCTGCTGGCCGAAGCGCCGGAGGGACGCCTCGATGGCGGCTAGGTTGCGCTCCGGGTGGACACGCGCGTTTAGCGGATCCTCACGGAGCTGGTCGAGCGGCAAGGCGGTCGGTTTCACGTGGCTGGCTCCTTTCAGGGAAGGATTTAGTGTTTTCACGGGCACGACACTAAAAATATAGTTTGCGCCCGCATCCGAAAAGGCGAGTAAGAACAGGGAGTTTCTCGACTTTTAGTGATTTATGTTTTCTATGCGTCGCTTTTTTCCCGATTTGATTTTGGACGCCAGAGGCGCGCGCGCGCGCGTTCCTATTAGATGCGATCACGACACCACCTCGGGCTCCGTGTCGGTCGGCGTGGCGAGCCCGGCCAGCTCGGCGACGCGGTCGAGGCGCAGGCCGAAGAACATCCCGTTGACCTGCTTGCCGCCGGGCAGGCGCGCGGTGAACTGCCGCTTCTCCGCGCCCGCCGCGAGCAGGTGGTGCTCGACCTCGGTGAGCGACATCGGCCTGCGGTTCTCCTCGGTGATGGCCGAGATGCCGCGCGGTCGCACCCACAGCGAGCCGCCCCGGATGAACGCGCCGAACGACTGCACGGCGCGGGCGCGCGTCGGCTCATCCGAGTCCTTCGTTCCCGGCTCGACGTCGATCCCGCTCCGCTGCCCGAGCATCGCTGCGTAGTATGCCACCAGCGCCGTCTTGCCGCCACCGTCCACCTGCCGCTCCTCGGCCACGCTCTGCAGGGCGTTGACCATGCCGAGCCACTCGGGCTGCTTCGGGCGCGCGGTGTGAGGGAGGAACCCCGCAGCCGACAGCTTGCGCCAGAACGTCGGCCAGTCGCACAGCTCCTGCAGCGTGCAGTAGAACTCGCTGCGCCCGTCGCCGAAGGCGAACGAGAGGCGGTCGCCTTCGGGCAGGTAGCGGTAAACGCCGACGATCCGCGCGCCGGTCTGCACGCTGAACGCGGCGAGCACCTTGGCCTTGCCCTCCTCGGTCGAGGTGTCCACGACGCCGGTGCTGATCTCCGCGCCGATGGTCGCGGCAACGTGCGTCTCGCGCGCCCGGCGGATGGTGCGCGCGTAGTAGTCCTCTCGCAGCTTCGGCGGCCCGCCGTGCTGCCGCCGGTGGGCGATGAGCAGGTCGGCGATCTCCTGGTCGCTCCACCCGGCGATCACCGTCTGCGACGCGAGGCTCATGTCCCACTCGCTGTCGCTCTTGCCGCGCAGGTCGGCGCGCGTGCGGTCGTAGGTCTGCGCGAACCGCTTGTCGTTCTCGCGCAGCGCCATGAACTTCTCCAGCGGCGGGTTCGCGCCAGCGGACAGGACGAGGTCGCCGACGATCACGCCCGCGAGCGACTGCCGCGCCTCCACGACGTAGGGCTCGAAGTCGCTCGGGTTGTACCGCGCCGGATCGCACACCAGCAGGCGCACCGGGCGCTCGTCGCCGTACTTGCGGTTCAGCGTGCCCGGCACGCGCAGCACGCGCGTCAGGTCGTGGACGGCGTCCAGCTCGCTGCCCGCCGCGAGCGCCCGCGCGCGGACGAACGAGTTCCAGCCGAGCGTGAGCGACGCGGCGTGCGTCGCGTCCTCCTGCAAGTCGATGGGCTCGCGCAGCACCCACCACGCCTGGAGCCCCGCGCCGCTCGCCACGACGAGCGACGGTCGCAGCGGCAGCTCGGCGAGGAACCTCCCCGCCGCGTCGAGCGACTCGAAGAGCTTGGTCTTGCCGCGCCCCTCGGCGGCGACGTCTACGTCGAGCGCGACCGCAGGGAGCCACCTCATGTCCTCGCGCTTGCCGCGCCCTGCGTCGAGGTCGGCGCGCACGGCGCTGACCCCGAAGTAGACCTCCTGCCCCGCGTCGCAGAGCGTGACGGCTTGCCGCGCGGCCTCGGCTGCGTCCTCGCAAAGCGTCACCGCCTTCGACGGCAACGTCCACAGGACGAGCCGCGCGTCCTCCGGCGGCGACGGCCAGAGCGCGTCGAGGAACGCGTGGCACTCCTTGACGCGGTGCTTCCTGTCAGATACCATCGGTTCACCCCTCTTTCCCGGCCCGGTGCGCTAACCCCTCGGCGCGCCGGGCTCTTTTTTCAACCTCGGCGAACAGCTCGTCGGCGTCGTCACCGACGACCACCTCCGCGCCGTGCGCCTGCATCGTCTCGATGGTCACTCGTTGGATCGGCGAGAGCCGACCGCCGGGTGCCTTCGTCTCCACCCACACCGTCGCGCCGTTCCAGACCACGACGTAGTCGGGCACGCCCGCGACTGACCACCCGCCGCCGTGGATCTTGTAGACCCACCCGCCGCCGCGCCGCACCAGCGACGCGAGGCGACGACCGACGGCAACCTCCCTCACAGCGGCACCGCCGAACCCATGCCCGACGGCGACCCGAGGATCAGCGACTCGCGCGCTCGCGTCGCGGCGACGTAGAACAGCCGCCAGACGGACTCCATGCCGCTCCATCCAGGCGTGCGGAACGAGCGCACGCCGTTCGGCGAGAGGTCAGGGAACACCACGACGTTCTCCGCCTCGCCGCCCTTGACGCTGTGGATCGTGCCGAGGATCACGCGCGGCGTCTGCGCGAGCCCGCGCCAGCCGCACGACTTCAGCACCTGCATCGGGTACTCCAGCGACTGCCAGCCCGCCTTCGTCGCGCTGCGGTGGAGCCAGTCGAGGTCGCCGTCGAGCAGCGCCCGCACGGCAGGGCGCGCGACGTACCGCTCGGCGTAGACGCGCCCGTCCGTCTCGCTCTCGCCCCACGGCTCGGGGGCGCCGCGCAGCTTCGCGCCCGCTTCGTCGTCCAGCGAGCGCGCGGAGCGCAGCAGCGGGAGCCACGCCTTCAGCTCTTCGGGTCGCCACGCTAGGTCGTCCGGCTCTGGCCCCCCCCACCGGCGCGCGGCGAACCGCAGCATGGAGCGCACCTTCTCCAGCGTCGTTTCGCGCAGCGGGTTCCATCGGTGCGTGTACGGGTTGTGGTACGGCACGCCGTGCGCGCGGAGCAGCGAACGGATCGGCTGGAGCATATAGTCGCACGACGCGAGCACCATGACGCGGCCCGGCAGGTCGGCCAGCAATCCTAGCAGCGCGGCGGGCTGCTTCCACGTTGCCATCGTGCGCGACACCGCGCCCTCGACGTCGCGCGGGCGGTAGACGATGTCGTCGCGCCACGACCGCGTGCGCTGGATCAGTCCCATCGCATACGCCTGCACCGCGCGCGGCACGCGGTAGCTCTGGTCGAGCACCTTGTGCAGCTCGCCCGCCATGACGTCCTCGCCCGCGCCGCGCCAGTGGTAGAGCGCCTGGAACGGATCGCCGACGAGCACGGCGGTGTCGGTGTGCTCGGCCCATCGCTCGACCAGCTCCAGCTCCAGCGCCGAGAGGTCTTGCGCCTCGTCCACGAAGATCGCGCCCGGCGCGCCCGGCGCTGCGAGAAGCCTCTTGCACCCGTTGTCGATCAGGTCGGTGAAGTCCCACGCGTCGTTCTCGTCCTTGAACCTGCACCACTCGGCGTAGAACGAACGCTCCTCCATCGTCCACAGTTCCTCGGGCTGCATCCGCGCGCGGCGCAAGTCCACGCTGGCGAGCAGCTTGTCGCCGCGCGTCTGCCCGTCGCCGAGCCCGAGCGCCTCGCCCTTCTCCAGCTCCGTGTTTCCGATGGTGAGCTGCCATTGCGCCCCGGCGAGGCCGCGAGCATTCCACTCGCGCGCGAGCGCAGCGTCCACGATGCGCGGCCTGCCGAGCGCGTGGTAGCAATGGGAGTGCAGCGTGCCGACCTGTCCCTTGGCGAGCCCCGTGTCGCGGCCTGCCGCCTCGCGCGCGGCGGCGCGAGTGAGAGAGGCAACGAGCACGCGGTCGGGGCCGTGAACCCCGACCGCGTGCTGGCACTGCCGCGCGACCCAGGTGGTCTTGCCGGTGCCCGGAGGCCCGACGACCCGGTAGAGTCGCGCCACGCTGTCAGTCCTCGTCGGCGAGCGTGGTCTGCCCAACGCCGACGTCGTGCGCGAGCTGGTGCAGCCGTTCACGACGCGCCTTGATCTCCTCGCGCGTGACCTTCGACTGCGTGGCGAGTTCGCGCTGGAGCGCCTCGATCTCGCGCACCAGCAGCGCCATCTCCTCCTCGCGCGTCATGCCGCCACCTCGGCGTGCTCGACCATCGGGACCTCGGCGACGAGCGGGCGGATCGTCTCAGAGTAGGCTCGCGCCTTCGCGGCCTCGTCCTCGTCCAGCCGCCGGAGCATCTTCGGCGACACCTGCGAGTAGGTGATCCCGCTCTGCGACTTCGCCTGCGCGAGCGCGAACTCGGTGACCACGGCCCAGTACGGCAGGCCGTTGCTGGCGAGCGAGAGGAGGTACCGCTTGAGGTTCTTGAGCGAGCCCGGCGGCACGGCGATCACAGCGGGGAGCGCGCCGCTCTCGCGGAGCAGGAACACGGTGCGGAACATCTTGCACGCCTGCCCGTTGCTCTTGGCGTCGGAGCCGAACTGCGCGAACGGGCAGTGCGCGCACGCGCCGCCAGGCGTGCCGACACCGATGAGGGTGTCGGTCGAGAAGCAGTCGGGCGGCGTGCCGCCGCCGCTGGCCTCGAACGAGGTGGACCAGTACGCGCGCTGCACGGTGGTGTAGACGATCACCCCGGCGACGGACTTCTGCGGCTCGCCGTCGGGGTTCTCCATCGTCGGCACCGACCAGAACGTGCCGCCACCGGCGGGCACCTTGATGCGGTCGAGGTCGAACGAGGAGAGCGTCTCGTTGCCGACGTTCTCGCGGACGGTCTGCACCAGCGTCGCGGCGTCGCCGCGCAGCGCGAGGATGCCGCCCTTGGTCGTGGTGCTGAGTGCTTCGGTCTTGCTCATCGCGTCTCCTTTCCTTGTCCTAGTTGAACAGCTCGGCCTTCAGCGCGGCCTTGAGGTCGAACCCGGCGAGGTGCCGCGTCACCTCGGCCTCGACCACCTTGCGGATGCGCGCGACGGGCACGCCGCTGCGCTTGGAGAGGTCGTTCATCGCGTCGGCGATCTTCCTCGGCAGCGCGACCACGCGCCCGCGATCCTGCTTGCTCTTGCCCTTCGGCTCGGCGGTCGCGTTGGGCTGCTCTCCGTTCTTCGGCATGGCTTCACTCTCCGTTCTTCGCGCGTCCGTCCAGTCGGACGCGGACCCTGTGCTGCTCGCACAGGTTGATGACTCCCGCCACCTCGGGCGGGATCTCGTTGGCGGTCTTGCGCTGCTCGGCGATCCACGCCCGCAGCGTGCTCGGGTGAACGGTCTCGCGGACCATCCAGCCGATGCCCGCGGCGTCGAACGCGGCGCGCATCGTCTCCGGCTCTACGTCGGCGCGCACGCTGGCGAGCACCTCCGGCGCGATGTAGACCGTCGCGCCGTCGCTGCTCTTGACGTTCTGCACGCCGGCCTCGATGAACTGCTCGCGCAGCTCGTCCTCGACGCGCGCGGACTCAGCCTTCACCTCGTCCAGCTCGCGCATTAGGCGGTCGCGCTCGCGGCGAAGCGCGACGAAGCGCGCGATGGTCTCACCCTTCATCGGTCAGCCCCTCCTCCAGCACCCTGTTGATCACGTCGCGCCGCTGCCGCAGGGTGCGGTAGACGTAGCGGTCGATGCTGCTCGACGCGATCAGGTGGTAGTACGTCACGGGGCGCGTCTGCCCCGGCCTGTGCGTGCGCGCGAGGCTCTGCTCGTACTGCGCGAGCGAGAAGCCGAGCGAGTAGTAGACGCAATGCGCGGCGCGCGTGAGGTCGATCCCCTCGCCGCCGCTCTGGATCTGGGTCGCCAGCACGGAGCCGTCGCCGTCTGCCTGCCACTCGGACAGCTCGCGCGCCGAGCCGGACAGCTCGCGCACGCGGCGCCCGGCGTGGCGCGCCGCGCGGCGCACGGCGGCGAGGTCGGCGCGGAAGCGCGCGAACACCACCACCGGCTCGGCGGGGTCCAAGTCGATCAGGAAGTCGGCGAGCGCCCGCTCCTTCTCCTCGCTGCGGTGGAGCGGCAGACCCTCGTCGGAGTCGAGCGCGCCGCCCGTGAGCTGCTGCAGGCGCAGCATCC